GATAGAAATATAAAAGTAATAATAGAGCCGACCAATACTGAGGGAGAAGTAAAGTTAATAGTAGATAAATATGTAGAATCTATTTTTACAAAATTAATACCATATGAGGTAAAACTATTTTATTATATGTATAGTTTGCTATCAATAGGGAAAGACAAAACAATAATTATAAAAGATGGGCATACAACTATGTCAGTAGAAAATCCAGAGTACATAAATATTTATGTTAAAAAAGTGAAATCTGATTTTTCTCTTCAAAAAGGTAGATTTTTACAAAAATTTTTTGGTAAGATAGAAAATATTACAATACCTGATGATACAGATCTAAATACAGCTAGATTTAATGAGATATTTATGGATAAAAAAAATCCATTAGTAAAGTATTTTAATCATATTTTTTCTAATGGAAATCAATCTGTACCGGACAAAATAATACAAGATTACGTGAATCAGCTAAAAAAATTAAAAGAAGAAAAATATTATGTAGAAGTGGTTAATATATTAGACATGATTAGTAAAACAATAAATCTAAATAAATATTATTTAGATTTCCATACAAGTAAAAGGGTTAATGCATTATGGTTTTATGATTTAATTAATGGTGTTGTAACAGATTATAAAGACATATCTATGAATAATGTAGATGAACATGTTTTATTTACAAAGAAATTATTAGAACAGATAAGAAATTTGATTGCTGGTAAAGATCATTTAGAATACATTCATACCTTTTTAATAAAAGCATTAGAGGATCCGCCACAAAAGATAGGATCAGCTTCGCAGGTTGTTACGAATCTGCCAGAATTAGATAGATATGTTACTATTTATAATATTTTACCAGATTTCGAAGAAGACCAAATAGATAGAGAAGCAGAAGATCCCAAAACTCATTCTATAAATGTTTCTGTAACTATAGAGGAAGTACTAGGAAAAGCAGCCAAAGTAGTCGAAAAGCCAGAAATTCTTGTCGCAGCATCTACATCCACTCCGGTCCAACAGAAATCTATAATAAATGATTGCAACATTAACACTAAGATTCCGATTACTTGTAAAAGAGGAGGATTAACAGCGGCAGATATTAAATATGCATTAGAATGTGCAGGGGTACATGTACCGCCGGAAATAAAGTCAAGTAAACAGAAGTTATGTGCCTTATTAGAAGAGAATAAGAGTAAATTCCAAGAAAATATTCAGTTTGGCGGACACGAAAAAACTAATCAAAATGGGTGCATTCTATCATAAAACAAATTGATTCTATCATATCATTAAATATTATCGCAAGATACTATAGAAGCAATGTCGAAACAACGATATCCTTTGCCCAATGAACGCGGGTTTATGGACTTTATCAATCAAACCTTTTACTCTGCCGAGAAAGGCGACGATGGATCCGGTCTTTTTCCTTTTCAGCGTTTCGTTCGCCACTACATTAATGAGGCTACACCATATCGAGGTGTACTCCTTTTCTACGGCTTAGGTGCCGGGAAATCTCGTACCGCTGTTTCAGCTTGTGAAAGCTTCCTCGAGGCTGGAAAAGACATCGTTGTCATTACACCAGCGAGTCTTCAACAAAACTTTAAAATCGAATATATGGCTGCACCTCCACCGGCGTTAGCAGCCAATCCAGCGGCTGGACTAGAATCGCGTTTCACCTTTCTAAACTATAACGGCGGTAAAGCATTTGCTCGTAGTAAAGCATCAGAGAGACCTGGACGATTTGACTCGATTGATTTAGACAATAAACTATTAATTATCGATGAAGTCCACAACTTGGTATCCATTATGGTAAATGCCATGCGTACCAAACGCTATCGTGGTACTAGTATCTACAATAAAATCATGTCTGCTAAAAACTTGCGGATAGTAGCATTGAGTGGTACCCCGATTATCAACTTTCCGTATGAAGTAGCCGTTTTAATGAACATGTTGGCTGGCTATATGAATGATGACATGACTCCATGGGCAGGTGTGGCAGGATCACAGAGACGCACTATTTTCCCAGAGTCCGAAGAAGAGTTCAACTCTACCTACTTAGATGTCTCAAATAGCAAATCATTTCAGATTCGCCCAGAAGCCACTCGTAGTTTTCGCGATCGTCTCGTAGGTTATGTATCGTACTATGCTGGTCTAACTGGAAAGGATGTGTATCCTGAATTAATCATGAAGCCTCGTGTAAAAGTACCGATGAGTAATTATCAGTTTATGGCATATGTGACACAGCGAAACTTCGAGATTGAAGAAATGAAACGGGTCTTAAAATCAAAAGACTATTCTGCCACCGCAGGCAAGGGGAAAGAATTAGACATGAATCTTGTAGAAAAGAAGAGTAGTTTCCGAGCGAGCACCCGTGAAGTATGCAACTTCGCCTTTCCAGGTGCCATTCCTCGACCGTGGCGTCGAGATATCCGTTCTCTCGTCATGGACCAACTCTCCGGTAAAAAAGCATTGGATGATCCTTCTCTCACCACAATGGATTTAGAATTAATAGAGGATAAACCAGAAGAAGCGATTGAATCCAAGCAAGAAATCAAGAAACAGATCGATGATCAGTATCATGAGGCACTACAAGAAACACTCGGTACATTATTTGATATGCAAGAAGTATACTTGACACCATGCGAGGAAGAACAATTAGTTGATTTGCCACTACAAGTTACCAGAGCAGCCTCTGCATCTGCTGCTGCATCTGCTGTCGAACAACCGGAAGTAACGGATTGTCTGGATATCTATTCGCCTAAGATGTTGGCGATGTTACAAAATATTACCGGTATCCGTGGTGTACAGGGAAGCGACGGGTTGATTGTCGTATATTCGTACTTTAATAAAGTAGAAGGAGTCAATATCTTTCAACATGTTTTAGAAGCGGCTGGATATGAGCCCTATGTCTTAGAAAAGCATCGTGATACTCCAAAAGCACCCGGATCAGCAGGACGTTTCTGTTTTTGGGAAGGAGATAACCGTGAACAACTTCTTCGACATTTTAACGATAAGCGAAACAAGCGTGGTCAAATCATTAAGATCTTATTGATTACGGAAGCCGGTGCCGAAGGCATTACTTTAAAGAATGTTCGTCAGCTCCATGTCATGGAACCGTATTGGAACGAAGTCTTGATTCGACAGGTAATTGGTCGTGCGAAACGTATCTATTCTCACATTGCCTTGCCGGAAGAGGAACGAGATGTCACTGTATTTCGTTATGAAACAACGTTTACTGCAGAACAAAAGGAATACATCTCAAGACAGTTGGGTTGGGATGTAGACGAGAAATACACGACTGATGAAATCATTTCCTTGATTGCACAACGCAAACAGTTTGCTACGGATCAAATCGAAGAGTTTATGAAGGAAACCGCTGTAGATTGTTTCCTAAACAAACGAGACAATGATCTCCATCGCCCAGCAGACCAACCATTAGTTTGTTATCATGTGCGTGAAGCTGCATCTGCTTCCGCATCTGCGTCCGCTTCTGCTCCAGCTAGTATATCTAGATTTTCAGTAACAGCAAGTGCTTCTGATATTACACAAACTTCTCGTTTTGACCCAAAAACCGTTAAAAAAGTGGTAATCAAATTTAATGATGTAGTAGTAGAGGGAGATCAAAAGGAGTATGTATTTGTAAGAAGTACAGTAGAAAAAGCAGGAAAAACATTAGGAGTAATAAACATCTATTTGGCGGATCCGGTGAAACGACAAATCGGGTTAGAGGAATTTTTGGTTGCAACACTATATATTGCTGGTCCAGAAAAAGAGGGTAAGATTAAACTCCTTTCTACGAGAGGAGAAATTGGAGCGAAACCTTCCGCAACAAAAGTAGAATATGTATTGGATGTAACTGGTAAGGTGCCAATGATTAGAAAAGCTTAAACGTCCCATGTACCTTCTAATACATTAAATATTCGATGATTATATTCTACTACATCACCATCTTTGGGACAACGATCAGCTTCTTTTAGACAATAACGAATGGTTTTGACAGAATAATTGCCAAAACGAGATGTTTTCTTTATCCAAAGACATTCTATAAAATCTTTTTGAGGAGAAAAAGCGCTGCTTGATGCAATATCAACTGTAACCAGTTTTGTATTACAACTATAAACAATTTTTGCATTACTGCAATTTGGAAGAATTCCATCTACATTTGTTTCTTGAAAAATATCAGTTCCCAAGCAAGTTGGACAATGACCGACTACAATCATATTACAATCATATTCAGCCAGGATTTGTTCTACTTTGGGACAATTTCGTTGAAGTTCTCTTGTTAAGAAAAAACTAGAAGCAGGTGTTCCATCACTGGCGTCTGTAAAATATACACTATATTGATCAACTAATTCAGGATTAAATCTTCCATGCAAACGATGCATTATTTGCTTAAATATTTCATTGTATCGTAAAGGATAGCTTAATTCTATCATCTCCATGTCCATGAACTCTTCAAAATCGTCTGAATCTGCTAATTCATTTAACAACATCCGATGCATCATTAATGGCTGGAGTTGTGAACTAGAGTTCTTTCCGGATTCAAAAATAGTCAACACTTCTTTGGATGGGTGGAATCCAGCATGAGCAAATAAGGTTTGATTGATTTTTAAGAAAAATGGAAATCCGATAAGATAGAATCTAGATAAAATATAAGTTCGCATTAAATACAATTTATTTATTTCTGTTGCCCGTGTATCAGGAAAAAGCATGTCAAAGTAACGAATATAGTATTGTTTCGAACGATTATCTATGTATGGCGCATACATAAAAGGTGAATTCATTTTTGTGCCATGAAAAGCATAAAAATCATGATTTCCCAGTGTACAAAAGATATAAGAATCGTATTTTAGGGCATCTAGACGAAGATTATAAATCAACCAATGCAGCGAAACCTCATTACATGCCCCAGAATGTTCATTGTCTCTCTCCATTCGACGTCCATCGACAAGATCGCCACAAATTACGATAGTTTTATTTTTCATTTCTGGATTCCACCCGATGACTTCTGGACCAGTAAATAATGGAGCTGTAACAAATCCTTGACGATGGAGAAAAAATGTCCAAAAACGATGAACATCCGCGTGGATATCAGAAATGCAGAAAATTTCATCATATGTTTGGATATCAATGTTACGATACATATGAAATCGTTTATCTGGAATACTATCATTCTCTATATCAT